TGCTTCTTTTTGATTTGGAGATTTATTTGATACACATATTTTCCATGAGTTTTCATCATAAATATATTTACCATTTCTTATCTTAGGAACATAAACAGAACCAAATCTTCCTGTTAAAACCCATGAAGTGCTGTCAACAGAGTACCATGGATAGCGAAGCATTAAAAATAAAGATGTTAATCCGAATCCGTGAATTTCAATTTTTGGTATTCCATTTTTATCACAAATATAATTCCCAAAAATATTATCAAGCCAGTTAACTAAATCTTTTGTAGAAATAGGAACCATACCGCCCAAAGCAATATAATCATATTTCTCTAAATAATATTCCAGATATTTAATATCTTCTCCAAAGTGAAAACAAGGCAATGGATTAAGACCTTCTTTCTCCATTATATTTTGATTTTTTAATGTAGTTTCTGGATCAAGAATATCATCAAGAACAGCATATGTATCAATATATTGTTTATGCTCTTTTATAAATTTAATGTATTCATAAATATCAATTTCAAGTTTTTTTGACCAAGCTGAAAAAGCCCCAGAATCAAGAAATAAAGATACTTTATTATTTTTCATAATTCCCTTAATTTAAGTTCTTCTTTTTTAATATTAACCAACCACATAAAATTAGTTTTTCTATGAGAATAAAAAAGATAAAAGACGATTCCAATTTTTATATTTTTTTCTTATTCTTATTTCTTCCTTTTCATTATTTTCTATTGTAAACCCCGCAGCAAAATATATTTTCATCTTATTAATCTCATTAATTCGTTTCTTGCTGCAAGCCCTTTTTCTGAATCTTCTAAGAAAACTCCTTTTAATGAAGAAGTAGTCATAACCGAATTTTGTTTTTGAACCCCTCTTGCTTTCATACATAAATGTTGCGCTTCAATTACACAAGCCGCACCAATAGGATTTAAATATTTCATTAAATCATTTGTAACTTGCTCGCATATTCTTTCTTGAATTTGAAGTCTCCTGGAATAAATATCAACCAATCTGGCTAATTTTGATATACCTATAACTTTGCCATTTGGAATATAAGCCACATGCGCCTTCCCAAAAAATGGCAATATATGATGTTCGCACATAGAATGCATTTCAATATCTCTTAATAAAACAATTTGATTATATCCATCACTATCAAAAACTTTAAAAATTTCTTTCGCATTTTGTTTATATCCAGAACATAAAAATTTAAGTGATTTAACAACTCTCTTGGGTGTTTCAAGTAGCCCTTCTCTATTCGGATCTTCTCCAATCATTTCAATAATTCTAATTACTGCATCTTCGGAAGGTTGTTCATCTGAATATTTCTCCCAAAAATATTCTATCCAATCATCTTCAACTTGAGCATAATAATTCGGAATTAAATTTTCCGGGGTATGTTTTTTTATATGAATACAAGCAAAATCATAGCCTATATATCTCTTCCTTGTAGCCCCAGAATCAACCAAATCATCAACAATTAATGTTCCTTTATGTATATGAGATTTAGTTGTGAGAGGTAAATTTAATCTTACAGATAATGCAATACCTATATAAATACCCCCTCTTGGAATTGAATAAATTGAAGTATATTTTTTACAATCTATTTTTTGCGCTAATATTTCAATATCCCTCTCAAATTGTTTTTCTGAATAAAAAATCATAATTTATTTTTCTCCTAATAATGGGTCTTTTATACCCGCTTCTTTAAATCCTTTTTCTCTAAGCTTACATGAAGGGCATTTTCCACAAGGAGGATTTTGCCCTTCATAACAAGTATGAGTATATTTATACCAATCCAATTTACCTAATTTTTGCATCATTAATACTGTATCTGCTTTTGTCTTCCACATTAAAGGAGTATGAATTATGAAATCAAAATTCATACTTAATGATAACGCTACCTGAATGGCTTTTATAGAATTATCTCTACAATCTGGATATCCGCTAAAATCAGTCTGACAAACTCCGGTAATTATATTTTTAATCCCCAAAGAAAAAGATTTAGCGGCAGCTATACCTAAAAATAAATAATTTCTACCTGGAACAAAAGATGCAGGCAATTCCAGATTAAGAATATGAGCATTAGAAATATTACTTGTATTATCTAATAAAGCCGAATTTCCTAATTCTTTAAAACAAGAAATTTCAATTTCATAATGTTTTTTAACATTTGCAATCTCAGCTAATTTTTTAGAACATTGAAGCTCTATTATATGTCTTTGTCCATAAGAAAAACTTATAGAATATATATTATTAAATCTTTCTTTAGCCCAAGCCAAACAAGTAGCAGAATCCTGACCTCCAGATAATAAAATTAAACAAGAACTCATTTTCATCCTTTCAAAAAAAACTTTTTATCGTCACTAATAACTAATTCAATCTTTTTATCTTTTTCTATCCTCAAAGGACGCTTCTTACCCCCAATCTGAACATTTAAAGTTTTCTTCATGGCCTCAGCGTTTCTTTCAGGAAATTCCTTTACTAAAATTTTATGGATTTCTTCTTTATCTATTGGCCCTTTTGTTTTAATAACTTCTAATATTGTTCCAATTACACCAATAGATTGTTTGTCTTTCTTTTTTGATTTTTCTTTAGTTGCTTTCGTTGTCTCTTTTTTTTCTGAGCCAATTTTTTTCTCAACCTTTTCTACTTTCTCTTCAACCTTTTCTACTTTCTCTTCAACCTTTTTAAAGGGCAATTCAACTCCAAGAAATCTAAGAATTTCTTTACTTCGATTAGTGATCACATCATCTTCAGTAAGCTCATTTCCTGCTGCTATCAAATCAGATTTAAGCTGTTCAATAGTTGTTTTACGACCAATTACAATAACGGGCTCAAAATATTGATTTAAATCATCTGCCACTATTTCTAATGTTTTCTTAGTCAAATTCTTTTCATCCATGTTATTTTTCTCCTTTGTTTTTGATTAATTTATGGTTAAAATATTTTATAATATATTATACAATAAAATTGTTATTTTTAAAATTTTATTTTTACAATAATGAAATTCCTTCTTTCTTTTTTGGCCATATTAACTTATGAATTTGAAGATTAAAAACTACATCATTAAGCCCTTTTTCAATTATCTTTTCTACTAACCATTGTGCTGGCCAAATATCATTATTCTTCATAACAGGACTAAATGCTATTTTTGCCTTGCATCCTCCGCCTTTTAAGGCCTCAGAAATATCAATTGCTTTTTGAAAATCAGAAGGAGTTTCTATTACAAACTTAATCCAATCTTGAGAAGTTGCATTCCAGAAATTATTTATATACATTTCACCTTGAGCATGTAATTTATAATCAATAATCCAACTTAATAAATTATCATTTATAATTGTTCTTGGAATTGGCAAAGATCCGTTTGTTTCCACAGAAACTTTATGTCCTTTATTAAGCAAAGCTATAATCAAATTATGCGTTTTATTTTGCAATAAAGGTTCTCCTCCCGTAATCGTTACTTTCCCTTCGGGGATAAGAGCAACAATATCTTCTACTGACATTTTATACATTTTTTTATTTTGATCTTGTGCGTATTTAGTGTCACAATACGGGCACTGAGATTTAGAGTTATTGGAGGTAAATAAATTACAGCCCTGAAGTCTGATAAAAGTTGTCAAGCAGCCTTGTCCCCAGAGATTCACTTCTCCATCGATACTTCTAAAGATTTCTGCAATGTTTAACATAATTAATTTTCCTCCCAAGTTGCATAAGAGGTCGATGTTTCCCAAAGGCGAACTTTAACTATTTTCACAGTACTAAAAATAAGATTTAAATTGTCTGCGATATGTTTTGCCATAGTTTCAGCGGTTGGATTTTCAAATATATCATTTAAATCGGTATGATCAAGATGAACTAAAATAACTTTATTTACTATATTTTTTAGCTCTTTGAAATCTATTATCATTCCCGTAGCCGAACCATTCGTTTGTATTGCCCCTGTTACAGTGATTTCTAATTTAAATCCATGCCCATGAATATTTTTACATAATCCTTCATGATACGGCAAATGATGAGCTGCTGCGAACTCAAATATTTTTGTTATACTTATCATAATTTCCTTTTAACTTCTTTTATATATTAATCTTGACCTTTCTGCATTTCCTTTGCCCTTGTCTTTAAAAGAATTACTAAACCCAAATCCCCTCAAGGGCTCAAGCTTCTCTAATTTCAAGATGTATTTGCAGAAGGTTTTAATCAAATCAAATAATGAATTCATATTTACTTTGAGGACCTCCAATGGAGAATTTTCGATATCAATCAATTCAAGAAGAATATGTTTCAAAATATCTACATCTTTTATCGCTGGATATTTATGATCATTGATTATTAGATTCATTATTACCTCCTTTTATTAATTCATTTATTGAATAAAATATTGGAATGTTTAATTCTTGCGCCTTGCAAATTTCAATTCGTACCCCTTTGCTACTTTCGCTATTTGGCAAAACTAAAAGGGCCTGACTCGCCTCCAGCCAAGACAAAGAATAATCATAAAATTGTTGAACCGTAAACTGATCATCGAATCGATCAATAACATAGCTTTTGTCGTGCCAAGGGCAGAACGGGGCAAAACCAAGGCTGAATAATTCAGCACATGCCTTTTCTCCTCTGCCTATATTTTTTAAAACATCAAGAACATTGTTTGCCGAATATGGTCCTGCAACATAAACTCTTTTGGGGTTATTTTTCATCCTCTTGTTTTCCTTTTCTTTCTTTTTTATTGTTCAAGTTGTTCAAGTTGAATTTCGGAATAATGTTTGTTTAATTTAATTGATGAAATTGCTGATTGAACAGTGTTAAATTTTTTAGCAATAATTGATTGAAAAATTCCAATTTTTAATAATTTTCTTATTTCCAAAATTTGATTCTTAGAAAATATTTTTTGTGATTCCGATATTTTTTTTCTTGTTTCATCAGAAAATATTTTTGTCTTGCCGGCATCAGACATTTTTTTTAATGTTTCTTTAGAAAATGTGCGGCCCTTATGAGAATTACTTATTTTTTTTCTTGCCGCATTTGAAACAATATGGCCTTTGTTTATTTCTGATAATTTTCTTCTTGTTTCTAAAGAAACAATTCTTCCTTTGCTTGATTCGGACATTTTCTTTTTGGATTCATCAGAATGTTTTAAACCGTAAATCCCTTCGCCGCCATCAGTTAAATTATAACCCTTTGGACTTTTTGTTTTAAATAATCTAATATATTCTTTTTCTTTTTGGCATAAAGTTTCCCATGAATTGCAACGATAAAGTATTTTATGCTGGAAGGCTACCTTATTATATTTTTTAATTGCTCTATGTAAATAACGACAATTTGGATTATTATCATTAAAATGATTTTTCATTCTGCGAAGATAATCCATAGTCATTCCAATATAAGATTTACCGCTATCAATATGGGTAATTTTATATATAACAAACTTGCTGTCTTTTCTTATAAATCTATTGTTATTCATGTTGGATTCTCCAAATAAAAAAGCCTGAGAGCAGATAGAGTTGATAACAACTCCCCTATGCGTCGCCACATAAGGACTCTCAGGCTTATAATTATTTAAGTTTATTGTTATCATCTTATCTAAGTTAAATATATTTTATTATTTAGAGAAAATCAAGAATTATTTACATATCGAATTTTCGTAACTTTTGATTACTTGCTGATTCTAAATTCTTTATGGATATTTCATAATAAGATTTTTTAAGCTCAATTCCAATAAACTTACGTCCCATTTTTACGGATTCGTATCCTTCTGAACCAATCCCCATAAAGGGACTCAATACAATATCTCCTTTATTTGTCCATAATTCAAGGCATCTTGCAATTACATCTAATTGAAGTGGGCAGATGTGGCGCTCATCATTCTTTTCTTTTGCAAGGCGCACATTGAGTGTATTCCCCTGCCTGATATCAAACCACACAGGGGAAGCGTATCTCTGCCAGACGTGATGCGAATATTTATTTATACTATGATTATCATTCTTTTCAAAATTAGGCTCACTTTTTTCCCCGATATATTCTTCAAATCCTCTGCCATGTGCTATTGGTTCAGGATTTGTTCCAGGTTTTCTCATAGTAACAATATAATCTGCATATCCCATTGCACATCTCGAAGAATCTTTTGATATTTGCTTATGCGCAAGTTCTAATTTTTTTGTTCTTACTGCTTGTAAAAGAGGATCTTTCCATATACAAACTTCTGAATGATATATCCATCCTTGATCAACGAAAGCAAATATCATATTCCCCCTAAAATCTTTCATTCCCATAACTCCATCTGCTCCTATTGTCATGGGCAAATTCATACAATGAAAGCTCAAAAGACGGCCAGGCATTGTTACTCGATATAATTCAGGAATAAGAAAATCAAAATGACTATAAAATTCTTTATCTGTTGAATTCCCCATATCTCTTTCGGAAGCGGAATATGTAAAAAGGGAACTAAAAGGAGGAGAAAATATCGAATAATGAATTGAATTTGATGGAAGCCCTTTTAAAACCTCTATGCAGTCTCCATGATAAATAGACCATTGATCAGTTATTTTTTGATCAATTATTTTTATACTTTCTTTTTTATTATCAGATTTATATTGATACAATTTGCTTTTTGCCTCTTTTAATTTCTGGCCATAAAATTCTATCTCTTTGGTTATTTTATTCATTAGCATCTCTCATCCCTCTATTATTTCTGCGATCAATATTTTCTTTTTTCATAAATCTTTGTAAAGTCATTATTGATACTTTCAATGTTTTAGATATTTGAGTAAGTGACTTATTTTGTATGTGATAAAAATTATAAACTTTATCTTTGTTTAAAAAATGTTGTTTTTTAAAACGAGTCTTCTTTCCCGGACTATGTATCTTCATGTGTTCATGACGTGTAGTTAATGTTAAATTATCAATATTATTATCAAACCCATTTTTATTTAAATGATGTACTAATTCTGAAGTTTTTAATTTTCTGTTTAAATGTTGTTCCAGGACATATCTATGTTGAGCCATAAGTTTATTGTTTATAGCTAAATATTTATATTTTACAGCCATGCAGGTAGCTCCATTTCAATTGCCGGTTTATATTCGACTATATCTCGTTCCGAACAACCTAATTCTTGTTTTGTTATATCTTTCATGTGGGCAACCATGCCTTTTATCATTTGTTGGAATTGTTTGTCTTTTCTTTGTATATTTTTTAATACAGCCCCTTCCCGTTCCTCAAGAAAAATATGGATATCAACTTCTTTGTTTTGACCAAATCGCCATATCCGTCTAACGGCTTGATAAAATGCCTCAAAACTATCACTTAACCCAACAAATACCGCCTTATTGCATATTTGGAGATTTAGCCCAAATCCCGCTATTTTTGTTTTTGTAACCAGTCTTTTAAGTTTGCCTTCTGCGAATTTTGTTATTCTATCTGTTTTAATTTCATCCGAATGACATCCTGCAACTTCTCCTGAATCATTGATTATTTTTGTGAGCATTTCTGATTCTGCGTTTAACCCACACCAAATTATCCATTGTTCGTTAGTTGCATTAATTAATTTTGCCGCTTCATTACATCGTATTTCAATAGTGTCTTTTCTAACTTTTCTTCTGTCGTTAAGCGTTTGTGCTATTTCAGGGAAGAATCCAAAATAAGGTTTTGTTTTTGTTTCGATAATATGTTGATGGTATTTTATTTCAGGAAGTACAAATCCATTATCATCAAATCCAATATCAGAGGGCTTTGTTATCATTACTGCCCATGAAGATAGCCATTTCCAAAACATATTGTCTTTAACATGGCCTTTGAGCCGCCAAGTTCCTGTATGAGCAGTATCATTGATAAAGAATGTTGCAAGCATCTCACTTCTTGTCATTATTCCAAGAAATTCGGAATGGTTACCGAGTTCAATAAAATCATTGGGAGATGGAGTTGCGGTACATGCTAATCGATATTTAGTAGCGCCAAAAGAATTAATTATCATATTCCTTGTAGCAGATGAGAACGATTTTAAGATTCCTGATTCATCAATCACAATTCCAACAAATTCATCGGGGATAAACTTATGCGACTTTTCGTAGTTGGTGATGTTAATTCCGTTTTTTACATCGCTTTGTGACCTGCAAACATTAACTTCGATATCGAATTTTTTACCTTCTCGATAAGTTTGTGATGATACGGCCAGAGGGGCTAATATTAAAACTGGCCGTTTTTCTTTTTTATGAATTTGATTTGCCCAAGAAAGTTGCATTGGAGTTTTGCCCATCCCGCAAGATGCAAAAATAGCCGCTCTGCCCCGAGCAAGCGCCCATCGAACAATAACCTTTTGCCAGTCAAATAATTTTTTATTTAAATCTGATAATTCAACATCAAATCCAGATTTTTGATCTACAATTTGTTTTGTCTCTAAAAAACTTTTATAATTATTCATACTTATATTATACAATATCCTTTTAATTTTTAAATTTATTTTGCAAATAATATGAATTTATTATAACTTGATTCGTGAACTCCAATTTCCACCAGGTCATTGTCATTGTATTCGTTATATCTGGGATCTCTTATCCATAGTTCTATTTCTGCACTTGGACTTATTGTTCCCCGGCCAATTAATTTTTGAGCTTCTGTTATTAATTGTTCTATTGTCATGATTTATTATTCTCCTCTTTTCTTTTTTTCTTTTTTATTTATTTTTGGGGTTAGATGGGAATCAAGATATGGACGTCCCAATCTTAATTGATGAAGCACCATTACATCTTGCTGCAAATCAAAATAATCGTGGCGCTGCTTTACAATGAGACCTCTCATAATTCCCTGCGCCTTTTCTTCAGGGCTCATATTTAGAGCTAACCCTCCATCTGACAAATTTAGCTTTTCTATCGATTCTGCCCAATCTCCTTGTTTAATATCTTTTCCTCCCCTTGAAGTATTAGATTGGCTTCCTGTAACTACAAGACAGTTTCTTTTTTGGGCCAATGATTTATGGGCTCTCCAAATAGATCCAATTTGATGTCTGTATTGCAGTCTTGTATCTTCTGGGAGTATTTCATCTGCATAATCTGTTACTATAACATCTGGAATAAATCCTTCGTAATGTTCTAAGTTGTATAAATAAGTATCAATTCCGCTCATTGTAATAGATTTAGACGGGAATGATGTAAGTTTAAAGGAATTGCCTCTAATTAAAGATGCCCTCTTAATCGCTTTAGCTTTATTGATCGCTTGATTTATTGTTAGTTCCTTTTTAGTCAGCTTTTTGTACCAAGTCCCAAGCTGGAATTCATCATCCCCTATACATGCAGTGCAAACCTTATAATTTGAGTTTGCATTAAATGATGATTGCTCTTTGCTCGTTAATCCAACCGAGCCTGTTCTTATCGCTTTACGGCAGGAGCCATCTTGATTTTTAAAGCAATCAAAAACAGGGATTAATAATTCGCCTGCCCATTTTCTTGTCGGCAATGCATTCACCCAATGTTGTATTCTTCTTACCATCTGTTTTTGAGACATTTCAAGGCTGATAAAAACAACATTATATCCCGCAAACAATGCTCTTAATGCTGTAAACATTAACCACCAACTCTTGCCAGATCCACTTGCGCCAATAAAAGAAAACAACCACCCTCTTTCAAATGCCCCAATAGTTTTTCCAAGAACTCCTGGAAGACTAAATAATTTGTCTCCGGATTCTTCGTCTAACGCAGAAGCAATTACTTTTGAATCTGTAATTGGATCTACTCCCTGTGTTTGTGGACGAGCGATTCGTTCATAGCCCTTTGCAATGGCTTCTGCTTCTTCAACTTTACCTCCAATTAACGCTTTTTCCATTTCGGCTATTAAATTTTTAACAGATAAAGTTCTAAAATGGATTTCTGCTTTATCTAAAATATACGCATCGTTAAACTTTCCTTCTCTGACATATTCATTACTAATATCTGTCAGAAAATCTTTTATCATATTGGCTTCTTCTGGATCAGGGATATTGTCTTTTTGATCTTTGAAGATATCTTCAATATGTTTTCCGGGCGCTATTTGATATTTTTTAAAATATTCTAATGCCCATTTTGCAACTGTTTTAGCAAAAGGAATTTTTAATCCCTCTGTTCTATAAATCGGAACTATCCCTTGTAGAAAATTAGTCGAAATTACCATCCCCGTAACGATAAGTCTTTCCAGGCGCAAATCCGGTATTTTCTCTCTACGCACTATGCGGTCTATGACGCTCATTCCGTTTCTTTACTAATTGGGCATTCTTTCGGTTTACAACAAGCTTTGCAATTTTCTATTTGGGGGATGTTGCAACACGGATAATCGTGAGCTAATTCTGCATATAAAATAGGATTATTTCGTAGTAAAACTGTTGCTTCTGCTTGGGAAAATATTTTCATATTAAATCCTTTATAAAATCAATCAGTTATATTTATTCGTAAATTAATTGTGAAATTAAGAGGTATATCTGTATATACCTCTGCGCGAGATCATTGCTTAAAACCGGCCTACATGCTGTTTAAATCGGTTACAAATAGTATTATTGTAGTTGGCTTAATACGAATTTTTAAATTTTAAATTTTTTATCACAATATATTATACAATATTTTTTTATTTTTTATTTTTTATTTTGATTTCACTGTCTTCATATAAAAATCAGAATCTTCATCCCCTGGCCATTTGTAAGCAGCCCAGCAATTATTCATCTCATCACACGGTGCAAGGTCATTTAAAACACCCCCGCATTTACCATCGTCAGATACCAATCCGTCATATCCATTTTTTTCAAGATATTCTCTAATTATGTCATAAATGTTCACTCTCTAATCCCCCTTTGCATAAGCGTAAGATAAGAATGGTTTCTATAATCTGGATATTGTTGATGTTTAGTTTCGACCGCAATAACAAATTGTTCGAATTCTTTTCTCCAATTGTCTCCTTTCTTAATCCACCACAAAATAACCTCTTCGTATATTTCCTTATGCGTTGCTTCAAATCTATCGGTATCGGTATTTAATTGCGTTAAATGTTTCTTCATACAATCTTTGGCCCAGGCAATATTTTTTATTTCTTCTTTTTTATGTTGTTCCCTTTCAGCTTCTTGTCGTTTATCTTCTTTTTCTTGCGGTCTTTCTCTTTCCGCTATTTCAGGAGGGGTTAATATTGATAGTTTTATATCGTCTTTCCATCCTCTGCTTCTAACAGTAGAATCGGCACAATCCTCTACATGTGGAATAAATTGCTCGGTAAACATTTTGCTATTCGGGAATAGATGGGCTTCTACTGCTCCATCAAACCAGGCTACAACATCTTCTTCATCATTTAACAATTCTTCAAAATATTCAACATACGATCTACAAACGTCTTCTATGCTCCCAAGTCTCCATCGAATTCTATTTGGAAAATTAATTCCGGCGTAAATTAAATTATTGCACCAGGCCTTATGTTCTAATAATGCGGTTAATATTTTATCTTTGTTTGGTCTCGCTTTTGGTTTCCAAATAGGGGCAGCTATCCATTTATCAGCAAGAGTATTATATTTCTCAACCCATAAGCCTATATGGCCATTTGGATCTCGGATTCCGTTTTCATCCGGATTACCACTTGCTTCATAATCATGGAGATGAAGGTTTTCTTTAGTTGGGTTATTCATGATATTTTGAATTTTGGAATAGTCGTCTCTATTTTCGCTTTTTCTTTTTGCAAAAACTAATTTAGCATATTTTTCTCTAAATTCTTGTACACTTTCCGCAACAGGAATAAATGGTTTTCCTCGATTTTGTTTATACCAGACGATCGTCTGATCCACCTCATCAACAGAATATCCATCATTTTCAACTAATTTTTTAAAAATATTAGCTTCTTTGGCTGATGTAATTATATCATTTGCAAGATGAGTCCCAATAACAATAGAGAAATCATTAGCCAATTTTTGATACTGTTCATTATTTGATTTTATTGCCATAATTATTGGCCCTCTTCTTCATTCTGCCCATCATAATCATCAATTTGTTGGGATGCATAATACATAAACCAACTAAACGCCCCTCCTCTAAATTTAGCAAAAATATTCCAAAAAACTGTATCTAATGGGAATTTTGTGGCCTTAACAGACTGTTCGTCATAAAAAGCTTGGAGAATATCTTTTATTTCATCTACTGTCCATGTCTTAGTATGGAGACTGGAATGGATATTATTTTCCTTTAAAAAGTCTGCATACGGTTTAGTTGGAGTACCATCATATTTTCTAACAAGCGGTTTACCGCTCAATAGATTTTCTAAATGGAGGGATATTGTTTTGTATGTTTTTGTTTCTTGACCTTGTTTGTTTAATCTGGAGTGTGTTGTTGTTTTGGGAAGATTATTCCAAAAACTTAATATTAAATTTATATCATCTTTATAGGGTTTTTCTAAAACCTTAACTTTATGTAATAAAGTATTATTGTTTAAAGTATCAGTACTTAAAGCATTTAAATTATCAGTGTTTAAAGCATTTCCCTCTTGGTTTGCCACAGTGTCGACTTTACCACCCTGTGGTAAATCAAGAGGGTGGGGATTATTGAACTTATTTATTCTTTTTTTATCCCACCATATAAATTTTACATTAATATAACACGCTCCAAACTTGCCTTTTTTCCCTCTTTTGCCTCTAACATCTTCAATCAACCCAAGTTTTATTAATTGTTTTTTTGTCTGTCTGACTTTGTCTTCTCCCCATTTTAATCCTTTTGCAGCATAAGAGGTTGTTGCTTTGGCTTTATTTGCTTTTTGCCATTTAGCAGTGTAATAATAAAACCAATATAACGCCATGAGGTTTGCAGGATTTTCTTGAACAATGCCTTTATTGGGATCTCTATTTAAAATTATATCTGAAGTTGTTTTGCTGATAATGATTGGTTCTTGGTCAATGTCGTAATTGATTTCTTGTAAATCATTATCTTGGTTAATGTATTTTTCTCGTCTTTTTCTTTCCATTTTTATTGTCCTTTTTTATATTTGGCAATTTAATAAATATTTTTACCTCTATTTTTACCTCTATTTTTGGCACGGATTAGTCTGGTGTATTTTACTCTAAATTCAGGGGCGCTATCTATAACGGGAACAAATTGCTTTCCTTGATTATGTTTATACCAGCAAATTATCCGGCTAACTTCTTCAACGGTATTACCGTCATTTTCAATTAGGTATTTAAAAATACAAGTATCTCGGGCGAGTCTACTGTTTGTGTTTGTATTTTGAGTCCCAATAACGATAGAAAAATCATTAGCCAATTTTTTATACTGTTCATTTAAATGTTTTCGTTCTTCTTGAGGATTCATTGGACATCTCCTTTCTGAGATAATTTCCAGGAGACGCAAAAATATTATAATGTCTTAATTTTGGGATATTTTGCATTTTGGCACCTCCCGTGAAAAGGTTAAAAGATAGTCAATGTCCGGCAAGTGTTCACGGCACCCACCGGAGCATTGACTGAGGAAAAAGAGGACTTTGAAGATCCGCCGACCTTCAATAAATATATTATTTTATATCTTTATAAAAATCAATATTTATTATATTTTTTATATTTATTATATTTATTTTCAATAGATTTTTCAATATTTATAAGGTATTTTTTCCCTCTGCCTTTTACAAGTCTGTTTTTTAGTCGGAAAAAAAATATATAATAGGCAAATAGACTTTTCTTTGTTTCCTCTTGTTGGTTCTGAACCACACATATAACAATCTTTACATACTGCCGGTAATTCGGTTTCAATATTATTTACAAACATTTTTATTTCATTTTTCCTTCCATTTTTATCCAATTAGAGTTCAGTTCGTCCGCATCTATCTGTATAATCTTTCTTTTGAATTTGATTATTTTAAGATCAGTTTTTTCTTTTGCGGGGATTTTTTTCATCTTTTCTCCTCGACATATCGGGCAAGATGTTATATGATCCATGTAATCTTGATTATGTATGTTGCAATGTCCCATTTGTTTTCTCCTTTTTAAAATCCTAACTCTCTCATAAGTGCATCTGCGTCGTCTTGCGACAAATCTCCCGGATCGGATCCTTGTTTTATAAACGAAAAATTGATTACTTCTACTGGATTTGTAAAGGCAGAACTAATTAAAAAACCAAGTTCTTCTGCTTGTTCTTGCGCTTGATCCTCGCTATCAAATAAAATAAAAACTTTGTTAAAGTTTTTTGCAATTAGTTCTGCTTGTTGTTTTGTAAAAGATATGCCAAATACACATATAGAGTTAACTCCCATTCGCCATACATCGGTAATTCCCTCGACAACGAGACAGGTTTTTTTGCCTCTCTGGGTTGCTTGATCAAATCCGTATAATATGTGTTGGTGTTCAATAATTTCTTCGTCCTGGAAACAGGCAAGGTATTTTTGTGGATGAATTCCGGTTATGTCCCGACATTGATATGAGACTAATCTTTTTTTGTAGTAAATTGGAGCAAGAATTCTAAATTTGTAAAAGCCTATATGAGATGTGGAAAGTAATTTCCATATCGAGACCAGTTTATCAGGATCAAATTTTCTGCTTATAAGATATTTTTTAGCTTTGTTTGTAAGTTCTTTTGTATCTGGTGGGAATGTAACCTCGGAAGGTATATTCTTTCGTGTTTGTTGCCGGTTAACAATTGATTCTCCTGTAGAATATTTTTGCAGGATATCTTTTACTACAGAAAAATTTGCCCTTGTTAGAATGCTTATTACTTTATTTAAAGGGTGATATCCGCATTTAAAACAAGATGTATATCCGCCCTCAATATTTATTCCAAGATGTAGTCCGGTATCGTTACAAAATTGGCATCTGATATTTATCCACCCATTAGCTACTTTGGACGAGTACGGGATATTATTGTCATTACAGAAATCTTCTATTCGGAACATGATTTTCTCCGAAATTTAGGCATGTAAATTTCGCCTTTAGAATCAATTCTTTCTCCATTAGGCCCAACAACGTCGTTAAGGCTCATCCATTGACGATAACGGAAACATTTCATCATTTTGACGGCTATATAAAATTTTACTATTTTACGGCTTTCTGGGGACGGTAGTGGAATTCTTGTTTTATCTGGCCGCATAGAATCAAAGTTAGGCTCGCCAAATTTAGGTAAATTTATATTACTGATAAAAGTTTCGTTTTGCATAGTTTTATCCTTCCTCCTTTTTTCTACATTAATTCATCGATGTAATCCGGCTCTAATCCAAAATACGATTCACAAATATCGTATGGCATTTCCCCTTCTTCAAGTCTCTCATATAAATCCTGCTTTGCGTCTTCAATAAGTTCTTCCGCTTCTTCTTCTGTCATCCCGTCTCTTCTCATCAAAACATCTTTTATGGATTCCATAATTATTTGTCCCCTTTTTTAATTTTATTTATGAGTTCGATCAAAACACTATCTTGATCAACTTCTTGCCCGTCTAAAATTTTTGATAACACTTTTTGTTTTGCATCAATGATTTCTGCGATAGTTTCTTCTACGGTCTGATCTGCAATAAGGTAGTAAGCATTGACGCTATCTGCTTTTTGTCCAATACGATGGACACGGTCTTCGGCCTGAGCATGGACGCCAGGGCTCCATCCGAGTTCTATAAAGCATGTTGTGCTCGCTGCGGTTAACGTAATTCCAACGCCCGCTGCCTGCAAATTTCCAATAAATAATCTGGTATTATTATTATTTTGAAATTGATCTACTACAATTTGCCGTTGATCGTTTGGAGTTGAGCCATCTAATTTAACGGCTATATTGCCAAAGTGATTCATGAGCACTTCAATGATTCTTTTGTGCGTAGCAAATACTACCAGTTTTTGATCTGAATCTAAGAAGTTTTCAATCCAACTTATGCACTGTTTAATCTTGCCATTGATAGCAAGTTGTTTTAGCTTCTCAAATTGAACAAGTACTTCTGCTTGTTTGGCTTTATCTGCTTTTTCTTTTCCTTCATTTTTTCTAATCCAAGCAATTATGTCTCCTTCCGCTTGCTTGTATTCCATAAGATTGTCTATTTCAATCGGAACAACCGATCTGACTTTTGCAGGTAAATCTTTCAAAACATCTTCTTTCTTGCGTCGAATCATAATTGTTGATGTTAATAGTTCGTGTAATTTGGTTGTATTTGTTGCCCCGTTGAAATCCCAGCCGAATCCATTATGTTTTGCGCCACAATATTCATGTGCAAATTTCCATTGTGAAGGAAAGAGACCCGGCTCTATGATCTTAATTGTATTGTAGAATTCAATTGGTCTGTTTACAATTGGTGTCCCTGAAAGAGCGATTACATGTTTAATATTTTTACAGAGCTTAATTACAGCATTGGTTCTTTGTGCTTTGCTGTTTTTGAGGTAGTGTGATTCGTCAAGGATAATAACAGCCGGTTTAATAGTTTTTAATTTATCTGCCCACGATGATAAAATATCATAGTTGATAATATTAATTCCATAAGAAAGAGTCATTGTATTAGCTGTTACTTTGCCATTAATAATTCTTACATCCTGATTTTGAAAATCCATCCACATGTTGATTTCTTTCCGCCAATTTAGTTTTAACGAGGCAGGACAAACTACTATTGCTGGTCTTAATTCAGGATGTAATTGCAGATATGCTAATGCTTGAGCGGTCTTCCCGAGCCCCAT